AATAAACTATCCTGGGCTCGACGTCCCATAATAAACCTTACGCATTCATCGATTAAGTCTTGAACGGAGATAGCAAATGTAGAGTCTGCATATTCAACATTTAACCAGCCCGTTTTAAATTTAAATTCGTTAGGGGTGTTCATATCAGACACGATACCTTCAACACCAACCTTGTTAATAAGACCTTCAATGTCGCCATACTTGAATTTGAATGTATTTACCAAAAATGGGATTTTAAATTCTTCCAAAAATTCAAAGTTCTTCTTCACAATAGACTGCAGTTTGCTGAATGCTTGCAGCAGTTCAGGACGCGGATCATCCTTAGATTTTAGCGTGAATACATCCGTTAACCCTGTAGCAGATGGTTTTTGATACGCAATGCTGATATCGTTATCTGTGATTGCTATTGATTTAATAATCATAAGGGACTCCTTTCTTGTTCTACGATTACTAACTTGCCAGTAGCAGCTTGAACAGCTTTCTTAAATATTTCTGAATCTGAGTTACTATCAGATAAATGTAGTAGTCGTATATCTTGACACTTAGTTAGGTCCATTGATTTTAGAAATTTAATTACATTTTCTAGTGAAAAATGAGATTGGATTAACCGTTCCATTCGCTTTTTATCTAAATAACCAGCTTCTACTTGTTGATTTAGAATTTCATAAGAATGGTTACATTCAACCATGATGTGATCAACCTCTTTAAATGTGTACCTACAATAAAAGGTATCGGTAATATATAGCAGTTTCTCTTCACCATCAGAAATTAGAAATCCAATATTAGGAACGTCATGTTCTAACTCAAATGGTAAGATACTGAAATTGCCTACCGTAAATTGAACTTTTGGGGTTATAAGAATTGCTGTGTGCTTATCAGATACATACAAGGCATTGGCCGTATCTTTCAGCATATAGACACGATGTCCAAGCTTTAATAGATCATTGACAGCCTTGCTATGGTCTCCATGTTGATGTGTGAGTAACGTTCCGCATAAATGCAAAAAGTTAAACCGGCAATATCTCTGAATGTCTTTAAACGGTAGTCCTGCATCCAGGAGTAACTCATCCCCATTAGTGGAAGTTTTGATTCGGTAGCAGTTCCCTTTTGAGCTACTACCGAATGCTTGAATACTAATCACAATTAATCACCGAACATTTTGACTACTTCACCAGTTTCAGGATTAACGAATTCATTGGCAGGACTAGGTTCGATATCGATTACTTCGCTATTAGCATTTTGATTAATAGTTTCAGCAACTATATCAGCCGTATCAATAACCTTTCCTTCAACATCAATAATTTCATCTGCAGTCTGTAAACCCATTGAGATTTCAGGTGCTGTAGTTCTGATCAACCATGCCGCAGCTCTGTAACGTAACATTTGATCCGGCATAGTTTTCCATTTAGAGCCTTTCTTGTCATACCAACCTTCCTGTTTAGCCAGTGCGATTGTTACTTCAGGACCTGCGATGATTTCATCTGAGCCTTTTTCGCGAGTGTAAGCAATAATACCTTGGGAGTCTGTTCCTTTTTCGCCAGTAGGTTTATATTTAATAGCTTCAAATCGGCCACATTGATTGAATGTTGCAATTAGAAATTTACTAGACCACCCTGGGTTACCATATACGATATATAAATTTTGCATCACCATTAATGGGCTAGCGTTCATTCGCGTCGCCATTTCTAATGCGATAATAGCATTCCCCATATTCTGTTCACCCTGGAACTGTTGAGGAACCAACGTGGAATGTGTAAACATTTTTGCTTGTCGTTGTAATAATTCGAAACCTTCTGCAGATTGAAAACCAGGTAAATTTGTATGTTGCTTTACAGCTACTTCGTTTGCCATTATGTACCTCCTATGCCGTTTTATCGACATCTACTAATTCAATTAAAGGGGAAATTCCATTTTGTTTCAATAAATCGTATATAAACAGTCGCCCCTTTTGAGTCCAATATGTATGCATATGCGCCTTTTCTACATCATCAATAAAAGTTTTACTTGATGTATATCCTTTGTCTGCATATTTTGCATATAAGAACCATACGCCACTTTGTTTAAATTGCACTTTTTTATCGGCTAGAAACTTATTAAGCCATGTTCCGCTTTTCCCATAGTCTTTAGCAATTTGGGTAATGCTTAACAACTCTTTATTTTGCAAAATGACATCGTAATAATTGGCTTTCGGCTGCAACTCTGCCAATTGTTGATCTTTCATAGATATAGACAACTTATAGTTTTCTATCGTTCTATTAGCTACTTGCAAGGCTCTTGCCATTACTTTTTCAGGAGAATTCCAGTCCTTCTCAACTTGAAGAAAATATTCACGAGCCTGACGACCTTTTTCGTTCCTAGATAACATGCACAGTTGCTTTGCCATATCAATTGTGATTTCATGGTCAGAGATAATACGTTTAACCTCTCGATTGCCTTCAATTTGAACTCGCTCTTTTTTGAGCGGGTTGAAATCTATACCAACTTCGAACCCATATTCACACATTCGAGGGAACCAATCTTTATATTCTGTTCCAATTTCTAAAAACATATGCAAATCTCTACCACTTACATATTGAGTATTTTCTACAACATTGATAGGTACTAATTGCATTCTTCATACTCGCTTTCTTTTAAATAGTCATAATATACTGACTTATGTACTAATTTAGTCGCTTTTTTCAGCGAAGATAACGATTCGCCAACAGTTAGCTCATGCTCAGACAAAATAGTATAAATGTATGCTGCCATTTCATCCGTACTCATAATTACTTTATGATTATTTGCCATACTTACACCTCCTTAACCACTAATTGTGGTTCTGATTCATCAACAATGAGCTTAATTGTTTGGCTGTTAACAGGAACAAACTCAGTTACTGCTTCTGCATTATCAATGAATACCGGAGCATTCATTTTGTAATAGCTTGTTAATGCATTGATAATATCTAAGCCTACATTAATGCGTGCTGCATTATTCATACTGCGATACGGAACCCCTTTATAGGTGGTTTCGCAACATTCCTCAACGTTGCCGTTCAACATAACATTAAACATCTTGAATCGTGCTAGTTTGAATCGTGAGTTAATGCTTTCTTCCAGCATGTTAACTTTGGCTTTTACGAACTCATCCATAAGATATGATGCTTCATCGAGTTTCATTTTTTCTTCGGATAATTCAGCCTGCTTTGCCTCGAGTTCTGACACGCGGAGTTCAATGCGCTTAATTTCAGCAAACTTATTGAGCTCTTGTTCTAACTTCATACGTTCGATTTTGTTGCCCGATATTTTAATCTCGAGTTCAGCAATTTCTTCCGAGTGATCAGAGTTATCATCATCAATCGCCATTTGTAACATGAGTTCCTCTGCTTTTAAATCAGCATATTCAGAGTCATCATTAAGCACCGGTGCAGCTAACATTCCAATCTCTTCGGTTATGGTTTCCTTTACGAGTTCTTTTGCTTTAATAAGAGCTGCTATTGTTTCCACTGGCTCTAAACTAGAATCTCGTTTTTTAATGCCTTCAATATCCTGCTCCTTTAGGTTGATAGAGTGTTCAATCTCTTCTAATCGCTTAGACTTCTTAAGATTATAATTCGCTTCTGCTTTAGCATAAGCATCTTGAATTTGCTCTGCAGGAAGTTTTTGTCCACATGTTGGACAATGATCATTAACGTCTGCAACAAATGTTTCTGCATTAATTTGACTTCGTTGAATAGTTAATTCTCCAATCAATCCTTCAATGAGATTGATGGTCGCTGCTGAGTCATCAATACGTCGCTTTGTATCCTCAAGTCTAGCTGTCAGACTATTAATTTCAGCCACAACAGCATCATATTCATTTGACTTCATGGAGTATTGTTTCTTATATTCCATCTGCAGTTCTGTTTCACGAGCCATAATCTTACGTTGTACATTTTTTAATTCAGCACGTTTATCAACGAGAGAGTGACCATTCTGCAATAATGCTTTGTCGTTTTCTAATTTTTCGATATCTGCATTTAAGGTATCGATATTAAGTCGCAACACTTCCGGATTAGCAGTCACTTCAGGCTTACCTCGTAGCGCCTCATCGATTCTAACCGGCAACATATCTAGTTCTTTATTGATAGCTGTTTTCTTCGCTGCTACCACTTTCCGATGATCATCTACACTATGACCAGATAAGATATCTGTTAAAGCTTTTAATTCATCACGACTTGCGATAACATCTTCATCTGATATATCGCCGCACATTTCCAAAAGTAACTTGCGGCGATTTTGCCAGGAATACGTTTCATTAAAATACAATGGATTTGTAATTAATTTGAAAATGCTTTCATCAACTAGAGAGTTTACAATCTCTTTGTATTCCTTTTCTTTCTTAGGCACACCGTCGACAAAATAATCTGTCGTATGCCCTGTGAGAGTTACTTCACCACCACGAGGGGATGAGTACTTCTCCCGATACACGCGCTTTAATTCAACAGTGCCTCCTTCATCCAATGTAAAAGTGCCTGTGACTTCGTGATTAACTTTATGGACAGGCTCGCCACTATCCAAGGTTTTGATTTCAAAATCGGCTCTGTCTAAGCTATCCTTACCGAATAACAGCCAGCATACAGAGTCAAATACAGTCGTTTTACCAGTAGCATTATCGCCACGGATTACGACATCGCCATTAATATTTATGGCAAAGGACTTTAGCCCTTTAAAATTTAGTAATTCTAATTTTGTGAGTTTCATATCATTCTCCTATACAACGGTGGCATCCACATCAATAGTATGAGGTTCAATTTCCAGTTGATTAGCCCATTGCATGACCGTCGAATTAATCTGAGCGTTCTTTTTTAGTTTTTCATTAGCAAAGAGCTTCGCCTGGACTAAGTCGAATATTTGACGTCCTTTCTTTTTGCCTTTATTGGCCAATTCTAAGCACGCAACTGGTTTCATAGCATCGTCGGTAACTACCACTATTGCAGTAGTTCCTTTCATAACCCTATCTCGGTATGATCCAACACAGTTTTTCAACCGTTTGCCTGCAGTCATTAAATCTGCTGCAGTTTTCGGAACCATAAAATGCATGCCGTTTACATCAGCTTGTAGCTGAGGAACCTCTGGAAGTATTACGTCACCGTATTCTTGTTTGTTGTAAACATTAACTACAACATCATGAAAGTCTTTTAACTTGCAGTCAGCATTCCAAACTTGAGCTATATATTTGCCTTCTACTTGGCTGTACATGTTAACAATATCCCTGATATCTGATGCAGTGGCATTTAGCAAATACCGTAATAAATTTCGCTCACCATATCGTTTGGAAAGACCAAGCCACATATTAAAGATTTTTTTAGGCCTAACGACCATATTTTCATCTAGATGAGCAGCATTAATTATTTTTGCAGATACATCATCGAACCTTTTGTCTCGATTAAAAGTCAATATGGTCCTTCGATTATTTTCATCTTTAAAAACATTCAGCATGCCTGATAGCTTAACAATCATAGGGTCATTAACCATCATGCTACGTAATAATTTGCTATCAGGCGCTTGGTAGTAAATCCGTAACGCTTCAAGAAAACCTATTCCTTTTTTAGTCATAGTTAATATCGATTCATCAAAAGGAAGATCTCTTACATAACCAATCCAATAGCACGGACTCCATTTAATTTTGCTTTTAATTATTTTAGTGACAGCAGGCATGTCAGGAGCTCTGAGTTTTAAAATCATATTAACCAGCATAGAAATCCCATATCCGCCATATTCACTAATTGAATGTGGGATATAAACATCTTTTACTTTATATCCGCACTGTTCTGTTAAGCGCTTTTCAAATATTAGGCGCAGGCTTTTGAAGAGTTTGGCCAAATGTTCTTTATTAACTCCATGTACTGCATACGATTTCCCTATGTATTTTAAAATTGGCATAATCGGATTATTAGAATCACGAATATAATTGACTGTGAGTTCATGTTTTCTCTTATCTTCATCGATATAAAAAGCTTTTCTGGCTTTGAAATCAAAACGCAAAACCTCTTTATAAGAGCCATCTTCAGACGTTCCATCCCAAAATAGCTGAATACCTTTATATTTAATACGAAGATCGAGGAAGTCTTTGCAATTAACGACCTCAAAAAACATTTCTTTAGGAAATAATTCCTCGTCATCACATGTTAATATCACTTTGTGTACATATGGTTCTGAGCGGGTTCCACAATTAGGACAAACATAATATTTCGCACCTGTATAATATCCGCAGCCCATGCTATATTTGCGGTTCCATGTGCCACCAAATGTATGATTGCACTCGCAATGGTGAATTGTTGTGTAAGCAGCATCATAATGTTTTTCAATTATGATGCTATCGAACATTTTACGGATGTATAAACTCGACACAGTTTCCATAGAACGCCACCGCCTTAATCATCGAACATGGCAAAGATGTTCGAATTTTCTTCTACACTAGGCTCAGCCGTTGGCTGCGTTTCATCTGCAGCAAGTTTACTATCAACTGGTGTAGGTTCTTTAGTTGCTTTAGTCTTACGTGTACGCTTTGGCTTTTCTTCCTTTGCGACATCTTCCGTTTTGTCTTTAGGAGTAGCTGTCTTAGGAGGCTCTACCACATCAAAGGCTTTTACAATAGCCTTTGATGCTTTCATGACATCCTCTGTATATGCGATACCCGCCTGGTACTCTTCGGCGTTACCAGGATCCAGTTCAATTGCCTTATGTAATGTGTCTAGTGACTTCTTACATATGTCTGCTTGGCTTTTAAATTGTTGCTTAGACATATTTAAGCCTCCTTCTCTGCCATGATAGATTTCAAATCAGTGATAAGATCATCTGTCAAAGAGTCACTAGATGGACGAGTAACACCATGCTTGCTAAAAATTGCAAGTGCTTTTTTCGCTTTTACACCATCTTCGCCCATCCATGCGCGGAATTCTTTATAAAAAGCTTTTTTATCTACAGATTCAGGTGTTACATCTAACGTGTTTTCAACTTCCTGCGCAGGCGCATCTTTAGGCTCAATTTCTTCCTGTTGTGGCGTCCGCTCTTCTTTTGGCTCGACAGGTTCTGCGTCTAATGGCTGCACTGGAATATCATCAGATTTTTGTTCTTTAGCAACCTTTTTGACATCCTTCTTGTCAGACTGCTCGCGTTCAACACACTTTTTAAATTCTGTATTGAGCGCCTCTTCAGCAAGTTCAAGGCTCTTACCGTTAGCAGGTCGCACTTCGACAATTGGTGTGTCTGAAGTCTCTGAGCAACCGCCGCAACATTGATGGTTTAAAATTTCATTCCATTCCGCGATCTGCAATGCCAAATCTTCTATGTTATTAAAGTTAATAGTTAAAACGTTTTTATTTTCCATGATTAATTCTCCTTAAAATTTAAACAGTAATTCATCATCAACTAATTTCCCTTCAACGATTTTGGGAATTCCAATCTCTTGAAGTTTTTGAATTACGCTACGACTTTTGGATATATAAATAGTGTTTCTTTCAATTTGTACTGCTGTTGGTTTAATTACATATGGCTCTGTTGCAAGTGCAGGAGCCACACAAATGACTTTGTTGTTAACATCTATACCAACCTTAAAATATTCAGGCCCTTTTAACTTTCTGTAAGCCGGCATTGAAAGCTTGATATAGCTATTTGTAGTCACTATTGCTACCTTTTGTAATGATTCGTGTTTGCCCCTGTTATCTGCAAAGAAATTAAAGTCAAATGCATTTACAGTGGTTTTATGTTTTATTGCTTTTATTTCAGGCATTTTATCTCCTTTCAAAATTTAAATAGTAATTGAACAGATCCGTTCTGATCATTAACGGTACCTTCGAGATTGTTTGTAATGCCTAACTCTTTAAGTCCGGCTAAAACAATACGAGCTCTTGAAATAACTACCTTTGACCGTTTAAGTTCGTGTGATTTTGGATAAATAGCACCTTTGATATTTTCTTTATCAATAGGTAGCACATGAATTACATGGTTTACCTTATCAATGCCCACCTTAAGGCCAATAGGTTTTCCCATTGCTTTATAAGCATCCATGCTTAATCCACACGCCGATCCCCACACATTAAATCGTATCTTCGGAGGATACCGGCCAGTTCTATTAAAGAAATCAAAATCTATATTTTTATTAACAGTTGGCATAGTAGCCTCCTTATGTGTTACAATTTAACTAGGTTAATTTAATTTGTGCTCGTTACTCATTGCCGTGAGTGCGAGCATTTTTACTTTTACGGCGAATATGTTCATCGTGGCAATGCTTACATACTCTAATTGCCTTGCGATTTATCTCGTCATAAATGTAGTTATGAGTGTGTGGAATTAACCTAACTCCACATTTAGTACATGTTCGAACAGGTCGTCTCATCGTATTAACATCCAAATCAGACCACCGTAAAACATAATACAAACGGTCATTACAACGAGAATAAATAACACCCCGATTACATCAATATCGTCCATAATGCTCATCCTCCTTAAATGATTTATAAAGAATAGCTACTGCAGATACAGTGCATAAAAGCAACAGTAGCATAGTCGATGAATGCAACTCGTACCCTTGTACATCTGAGCCTTCTAAAATCCCAAAACATGTGGCCAGCATGATACCTGCTAATTTTTTCATTTTTACTCTCCTATTCTTGCTTGGCATCGTTTACCTAGCCATGCATTAAACAAATCTAAATGAATTAATCGTTTGCCACCTCGGGCCCCTATCTTCATCGACGGAAAATCAAAGTCAGCCGCCCATTGGCGAATTACATCTTGGGGGACGCTTGCTAGTTCAGCAGCTTCAGCGACTGTTATACATAATTTATTCCTGTCCACAATAATCCTCCTTTATATCTTCTTTACAGATGTTCATAATATTTTCATGAATATTTTGTGTATTCTTAAATAATTGTTTGTATAATCACCTTAGAAGGAAGGTGAAATTATGGATTTTATTTCAATAATCATTTCATTGGCGGCTTTATTGCTTTCTTTACTATCATATTTGCGAGAAAGAAGATTAATAACTGTTGATTTTGATGCCAATTGCTTTGCACTAGATGTTACAAAAAATATAGAAGCCCATGATAATGTTTTTGAAAATTCAACTAATCAATATGCAATTTTTACAACCGCAATCATTGTGAATGCCAGCACTACCAATAGTTCTTATTTTGATTTACGAGCCTATAACCCTAAAACAAATGAAAACCATTTTCTTTGCACTTTATCTAGCGTTCCATGGCTAAGAGACAATCCCTCTTTATTAATTAGTCCATTTGGGCCAAAGGCCTTAGAAAATTTTATTATTGATCTTCCTAAATCACGCTGCGGTCCAATTACATCAGGCAGCTGTTTAGAGTTACCTATCTTGGTTATCCTTAATAAAAATATTTCTATTAAAGAGGGAATCTGCATTGAATTTAAAATTCCTCAATATGCTTGGCTACCATGGCATCGCTCTCCTTTATCAACATCTAATAGAAAAAAATTTAAGCTCTATAAAGTCCATTACAATTTATCTAATTTTCATAAAATTTTAAGCACCCAAAATGCTATGGATACGCCTAATGAAACAGAGGAAACCACTACAGCAATAAATGGTAAGTAGTCCCAAAAATCACCCCCTGTTGGCTCAACTCTTATAAATTTATTTTGATAATTAAATTGTTCTCCATTTTCTTTTGTATAAATCCCCCCTACAGGGTTCTTCATCTCTACACCCCCTTCATCTGTTTATTAGTATTACTTCCCTCACCTCCGCGTTTGCTATAATGGATATAGAAAGGAGGTGAGTGGAATGAAAAAACGTTATTTTATTACTTATGATTTGAATAAAGCGGGACAAGATTATGAAAATGTTATCCAAGCAATCAAATCGGCAAGTGATGGAGCTTGGTGTACATATTGGAAATCGTCCTATTTAATTAGATCTAATTATCAATCAGCCCAAGAAGTATCTGACAAAATAACCAAATATCTAGATAGCAATGATAGTTTACTGGTCATAGAAGTAATAAATAATACCCAAGGTTGGTTACCAAAGGATGCTTGGAAATATATCAACGAAACTATTTTTTCAGGTTAGGACCACTTGTTGATTTTTCGTAATATTTCCGATTACTGTCTTCAGGAAACCATTGATTACTAGAGCTCTGTTCACAGCAGAGCTCTTTTTGCATTAATGCCTGAATTTCTTCAACAGTACCTTCTATAATGATTTTCATCGCAATCTCCTTTCTGTGTTAATAAATTGTTCGCATATCGCGCCTTTTGTCGAAAGTAAAGCGCGCTTTACTTTTAAATTAAAAAAATAATGTAGGAACAGGAACATTAAGAGCTTCTGATAGTGCATCCATTGTGTCAGAGCGGATAAACTTAAGCTTTCCGGCTTCAATATTAACAATAGTAGTCCTAGAAATACCAGATATCCTAGAAAGCTCTTCTTGAGTTATATTTTTATTAATCCTACATTCTCTAAGCTTATTCATACGTCCTCCTTTCTTCATTTCAGCTGTCAAGCGGGCTTGACAGCTTTAGTATACTTTATCAAAAAACAATTGTCAAGCATGCTTTACAAAAATGTTTTTATAATGTAAACTTTACTTATCAAGAAAGGGGGATTCTACGATGTCATTAGGAGAAACCATAAAAAAATATAGAGAAGATAATAATTTAACATTAGAAGAACTATCAGCAAAAACCGGTTTGACTAAACAATACTTGTCAATGCTAGAAAATAATAAAAATTCTAGAACAAAGAAACCAATTATTCCTTCTATTAGAACTTTAAACAAATTAGCGGACGGGATGAATATGTCGTTAGATGAATTATTAACTGATCCAGATGAACAAGATCAACTCGGCGAACGTGCACTTGAATTCTTCGCTGATGTAGGCGATAAATCTAGAGCAAATAATAAAACTGAAGAGGAATATTACCTAGATAAAGAAGCTGCTGAATTCGCCGAGTACTTGCGTACGCGCCCAGGTGCTCGTATGCTATTCTCTGCAGCAAAAGATATTAGTAAGGAGGATATGGAGAAAGCAGTTGAATATATAGAACTATTAAAATTAAAAAATAAATAGCATATAAGGGAGCGTGTTAATTTGGTAGTTAATGTAATTTACTGTGATTTACCACATGCCAACGCTGTATCGGAGGAATGTGAAGATGTGGATACCCATAATATCTACATAAATAAAAATCTCCCTCACGATCGCATGAGGGAGGAAATTAAGCATGAACTAATTCATATTATTAATGATGACTTTTACTTGGACAAACACGTTGATCTTATTGAACAGATGGTCCGTAGGTCTCACGTTGACGACTCTGAATTGGAAAATATAGCTTTTTACCATCATTATTTATCAGCGTTATAAGGGAATATATAAAGGGAGATTAAAAATGAAAAAAGTGATAGTAGCCGGGGTTCTATTAGCTACTTTGTGCATTACAGGTTGCGGAGGTCCTGTCGATAATATCAAGGATGCTACAGGACTCACAAAAGAACAGGCTCAACAAGCGTTTACCGATTTACAAAGTGTCGGGGTCACTGATTTCGGTAAAGTGAATAAGGCTGCTGGACAAAAAGATGTATATTATATAGTTGATGAAAAATACGGTCAAACTTTCTTCCGCATCAAAAATAATAAAGTTAGTGAAATCGAAAACAGCTTTTCGACAGTCTACAAAAATGGCGAAAAACTAGATACTATTGACGATGTGTATATAAGCAATCAGCAACAAGGAGAATATCAAGCTGCTGCTAAAGAGGCCGTATTATCCAAATTAAAAGCCCCTTCTACTGCTAAATTTGATATAAAGCAAGTTACCCGTTATAAGAACAGTGTTACTGTCCGGGGCACTGTCGACGCACAGAACGAATTTGGCGCAATGATCAAAGGCACGTTCTTTGTTAAGATACTCGCAGATACAGGCACAGTAGATTCGGTCGCTGTTAGTAATTTATAGCGCCCAAGATTTGTTAGGCGGTGTAATTACAAAGAAAAAGACCCTTGCGTATACGCAAGGGTCAATATAAGGGAAAAAATCTTAATATTTCCTTTCGATTCTACGAGACGAGTAAGATACTCATGTTGTGTCTCTAAGCATTTATATAAATTTATATGTTTAGTATATCAAATAGGTACGTAAAATGTCAAAAATTATTTACACTAAAAGAAAAAATCGAATTTTAAAATTACCAACTACTTTATCGTTTAAGAACAGAAATTTAGTCGATTTTAATTCATATCTTTCTATTTTTGATTGGTCTTACGATGGCGATAGCTTAATAATTGACGGTAGTAATTGTGTTAATGCTAATTATCAAGCTTTATCACTCTTAATATTATATATCTGGTTTTTAAAATCAAAAGGTTGTTATGTCAAAATTTATTGTAATAAACAATCTACTCTTGGACAAATGTGGTACCGTTTAGGGGCTCCTGGTTGCTACAATGTTTTTGAAAATAGCACAGAAAACTTCCGTTTTATTTATGATAAACCAATGTTTGCTATTCGGAATCAGTCAACAGATATCCCGTCTGCATTAGATAAAATTTTGGACTATACTACACAAATTGATATGGACTTAATTTCTGGGCATGAAGGCACTTTGAGATACATTGTATCCGAACTACTCTATAACACCTTAGAGCACGGCTACAACCCTACTATCCCCTCCCTATTACAATTTAATTGGTATAAAAACAAAGGGCAGTTATCATTCATAATCGCCGACTTAGGTATTGGCGTAAAAAAGCATTTAGAAAAAACATACTCTGTATTTACTTCTGATATGACAGCCTTAGAGTATGCCATTAAGCCCGAAATTTCAGGAACATTTGGTGCACCTAAACGGCCTTATGAAGGCCAAAATAACGCCGGGATGGGGTTATATCTATCTTCTAACATAGGGAAAACCTTAGAAGCAGATATGTATATTGTTTCAGGTCAAGGCTTGTTACATATATCACCAACAGATATAACATCAAATACACTTCGGCAACCCTGGCCAGGTACGTTTGTTTATATGACCATTGGATTTGATAAATTTAAAACATTTGATATCAATGATGAACTTGAAAGATTGCGACAAAAGGCAAAGGCTGAAGTTGATGCTCGCAAAAATATAGATGCTTCAAAAGAAATTGTTATTGATATGTATAACTATTTTGGAAAACATTGTGAGGTGAAATATGAGGCTATAAAGCAAAGAGATAAACGTATCCTACCAGCTTTAGCTGAAGGTAAAACGGTTGTATTGGATTTTACTGAAGCAGAAACCGCCACCCATAGTTTTTTAGTTGCTTTATTAGCAACTCCTATTTGTAATACAGGTATTAAAGCGTATAAATTAATAAAAATAAAAGGTGCTAAGCCTCCGATCCGAGCAACTATAGATTTTATTTTTGATAGCTATACACCTGAAGATTAAAAAAAATAAGCCCTCACCGAAATGAGGGCTTCTAAAAACTACATACCTAGCCTTAGAGAAAAGGTATTTCATTTTTACTCCAATATTATTATATCACATAAATCCTCTAAGGCTTATTTCTTATACTCAAATTTAAGCCAAGGAGGTTATTTTTATGGCTAAAAAACGAGCTGATGGACGCTACCAGGTATCAAAGGTGATAAACGGCAAGCGTAAATACTTTTATGGCAGCACAAAAAAAGCTGCTACGGAAGCTATGGAGAAATA